CGACTTGAGTTTATTTGCCACGGTACAGCCTCCGCTCATCAAGTCGTCGATTCACTAGGCCGCGCATCACCTTGCCCGCGGCCTTCGTCCACTTCATAAATTCTTCTGCTGCTTCTTCAAACTCGCCGCGATTGTGTTTCATTCGCAGCGATGAGCGTTGCAGATTGCCCAACCCTACATTGAAAGCAAAGGAAACGAGAGCGTCGAATTGGCCTTGATGAGCAAAGCCAGCAGGGCAATATCGGGCCACGCCGCGCTCAAAGCGCACAAGGTCTTGAGCGAGGAGAGCATCAACCTGTTCAGCAGTCCAGACACGATCATCCTCTGCGCGTAGTGGGAACTGTAGCCTATCGGATACAGGCATCGCGGCCTGTGCTGGGTATAGAAGGTGCCCGACCCCGACCGTCCATAGAGAGGCCGGACACCGATAGGGGCGCATCCTTACGCCCTCATGGTGGCGAATCATCGCCAAGGCGTTTTCGCTGACCTTCATTTTTTCTGAAATGCTTGCGTCCCGAACCAGAAGGCAATGATCGACGACAAGATCAGCATCTCATCGTCGCTGAATACGTTTTCCATCGCAACAGCAAACGGGATGCCAGTCGTGTAGGCGTACCAGACGCCAGCCACGTTGAGCGCGACTAACTCCAGCACAAAGATGTACGTCACAACCGGACGCACCGAAGCGCGTAGGTTGATCATCCACTGGCTTGCGCCCTTGCCGATCTCTATGTCGTGCTGGTACAGAGCCTGTCGCTCCTCGCCAGCCGTCTGCGTCTGGATCTGTTCTAGTTTGATCTCTTCGACCTTTGCTTGTGCGAGAAAGCCGCGCTCTGCCAATGCCAACTCGCGCTCCTTCTGGGCTGCGACTAAAGCCAGTTCGTGCTTCTTGTCCTGCCGGTCTTGAAAGATGGACAGAATCTTCGGCAAGCCGCCAGCGAGGAACGAGAGAAAGGTGCTAACCATGGTCATCATTTGTTGCGCTCCTCGATCAACTTGACCCGCACTTGCAGATCGTGAATGTCCGTATAGATTTCTTCTTTCATCTTGTGCCGTCGCTCTGCTGATATAGGGCTGTCAGTCGGCACGCCCTCTGCCGTGATGAGCGCGGGCATCTTGCTTTCAACAGCCAGCAAACGATTGTTGAAGGATGCAATCTCCGTGAGTAGCCAACCAACAGCGGCAAGCAGTACAGGGAAGAGCATATCCACAATCTTCTGCATATTCATTTCAAGCCCTCGCCAGTGGTTACTTATCGTTACGTTTATTCAAAAGATCAAACAAAGTCTTGATCTTGTCCTCGAGTACCGCGACGCGAAGGTCTAACTTAGACAGCACAATGATGAGCGTGATGAGCGCAAGGATTGCCGGCCATGCGCGGGTAAACATTTCGAAGATGTCCATCTATCGACGCTCCAGCACGCGGTCTAACTTGGCCTCGATTGATTGCAGCCTGGTATTGGTATCAGCCACACGCGCCTCGATCACCGCAATGCGCCTATCGGCTTCCGGTTGAATCGTCGTCTGCTCGACCTTTTCCAATCGTTGGCTGATCGCGTCAAGTTTTGAGGTCATCTGCGTGCCCCAGATAATCAACGCCACAACTAAGCCACCGTCTACCAGCAGCGAACCTGTCGGCACTTTGAATTTGGACATATCAATCATGTGTGCGCCCTCAATCACTCCGCTCGATGGTGATAATCACATCCGCTGTTGCGGTCAGCGGGGTGCCCGATGTGCTATCGGTGACGGTACACCGATACGTCGAATAGAACGATTCGCCAGTGTTCATTCCTGTCTTGCTGAATGTTGTAGTCGCTGCGGTCGGACTATTGACCGTGAGCGTGTCGCCCTCGAGCAATGCCCACGAATAGGTATAGGGCGAGGTGCCGCCAGTCGGCGTGACCGTGGTGCTGTTAGTCGTCGCGCTTGAGGTCTGCACGATCTTAACCAACGTCGCAGGGCTGGCCGATGCGCTAAAGACGGTGCGCGTGATCGACACGCTAACATCAGCCGTTTTCGTGGCCGCAACGTTATCGGTTACGGTGCAACGGAAAACAGCATTGTAGGTGGTGCCGCTGGCGAGACTCGTGCCGGTGAAGGTGCTGGTCGCCGAGGATGCGCTGTCCGCCGAGATGCTTGTCGATCCGCTTTGCCGTGTCCACGCGTAGGTATAGGGCGACGTACCGCCGACCGCAGTGGCCGTAGCAGATGCCGTGGTGAGACTCGCGCCCGTGCCCGAGGTGGTAAGGCTGCTAGGCGATACCGACAGCGACAGCGCACTCGGCAGTGATGCTGCGCCCGCTGGCACGCCATTGACCGGAGGCTCTGGATCGGACACGCCGCCATCGGGTGTGCGGATCTTGACCCAGTAGTAGCGCGTCGTGGTGTCGGTCTTGGCTATGAATACGTTAGTCGAGATGCCCGTCCAGACCTTCGTGGCTGACGAGAATGGGGTCTGCGAGGTGTACTCATAGAGATCATATTGCGAGCCGAGCGGCACGACGGCAGGCGCAGACCACGAGAGATAGATGCTGCTTTCAAGCGTGGTGACGGTAAGGTTAGTCGGCGGGCTAGGCTCGTAGATGTCTGGGGTCGGCGTGGTAACGCTCGTCGGTGTCAGATAGTCGGTCGTCAGCGGATCGTTCCAATCCGTAGACGCTTCTTCGCGCAGCACTAACTCGATTGCGCCCGTAGGATCGAACTGCCAACCCTCGCAGCGCACGGTCTTGTTCGTCCAGCCAATCTCGGAGAACGTCACCGTGCCGGTTTCAAACGGCAGAATGCCAAAGGCACTCATGCCGCATTTAACCGTGGCGACTTGCCCGTTGCGGCTGCGGCGCGAGAGAAGGATGGCGTGCCGCTGCGCTTCGTACTCGTTCGTGCAGGCTGCAAAGTCGGTCTCTAGCCACATCTGCTCGCCATCGGCAGAGACGTAGGACGTATTGATAACCGGCTGGTACTCCATCGCTTGCCAGTTGCGGTCTTTGTTCACGAACTGCCCGCGCACCGAGTTGTACCGTTGGTTATACGGGTACGCGGTGACAACCGAGATACCGCCATTCACGAGATCACCGTCCGTGAGAGTGAAGGCAGAGGCCGACCATGCGCCAGCATAGATGCGCCACAAGCCGCCCGAGTAGTAGCACACTCCCGCCATCGCTTGCGACAGAACTTGTATGTTGTCCTCAAATTTATCAGTCGCGGTCAGTGCGACGTTACAGGTGTATCGCTTCTGCGTTGCCGACGCTGGAAGGTTTACGGTCTCGTCGCAGATATCTGCCGCATCCATCACCTTTAGCCAGTCGATGCGGGTATCGTCCTCGCCAAGCCCAAGCGAGTCGTCAATGAGGTAGTCCGCAAGGCACAGCGCGGGATTCGTCGAGTACGTCCATGTAGTTGGGTCTGTAACCCGTTGCGATCCGCTGCCACCACTTCGCGTAGAGTCGAGCCGTGGGTCGTAGACCTTGCGGCCCTGTACCAGCAGCGTCAGTTCCGGCTTGCCGGTTCTATAGGTTTCTTCGTCATACTTGAAGGTCAGCGCAACGTAGGCGATGCCTTTGCCAGCGTGAGCCGCTGTCCACTGATCTGGCTTTGCCGCTGCTAACTTATAATCTACAGTCTGCGTCGAGGTACCAGTGTATCGACGAACCCATGCCTTGTTAGCGTAGGTGCCGGTTGTTACCTTGCCGTCGTCATCTGTTCCGCTGATTGCCGAGATCGTGCCAATGGCCTCGCGGTTGAAGTACACAGTGCCCAGTTGATTGCACTCGTGACCCGCAACAGCGAGGACTTGATGCAGATATTCGTTTGTAGATCCAGAGGTCATCGGCGGAATAACATTGATTCCAGACGCCAAAACCTCTCCGTAGATAATACGACGAGGCTCTACAGTTCCGCTGTATTCAATGTCGGCGGCTTGCTTGCTCACGCTAGGCTTACCAGCAAGAGCCTCTGTTGCCTTATTGATGGCGATAGTTGTGGCAATGGTCACAACTGCTTTGCCAATAGCAGTTTTTGCAAACGTGCTAAATGCCAATTGCAAGCCTTTAACTATTGTGCCGATGTCTGCCACTTATATGCTCCAATAAAAAAGCACGGCGGAGCGATCAACATAACTAATTCCGTCAGTTGTCTTGACCGCAATATCTCGACCTATACAAATTCCGAGAGCATCAATATCGTTATGCTTGATTAAGGCAACGTCACCGCGCATTGGCCGACCTTTTGTTTTATGAGGGCCGATAAATGTATCGACTGCCGCAGCGATGCCGCCAGACTGTGCGATGTACGCTTGTGCGGTAGCCTCGTCATGGTAACGAGACGCAAGACTAGCGGCGTGTTTCGTGTCGCAGATCACATCGACTGCACGCGCCACGAACAGGCAGCAGTCGTTCTCGCCCCACAAAAACCTACTGCTGGCATTGGCCGCAATATGTTCGTGCAGTTTGCTTGCCCAGTCATATCGACGCATCAGACTTTTCGCACCTCGCGCTGCTCAATAGGGCTGGGCTGGCTGAATCCGAAACCGCCATAGGTTGCATCGCGTGCGCCCCACTTGCCTATAAATCCTTGTATCGCATACATGAGATCAAAGAACCGATCACCGCTATATGCGAGTTGCTGATCCTCATCGGTATACCTAGCAATTCGAGGCTCACGGCGTAAACGATGCTCACAAGTTAACTCAATAACTGCGCTGCCACTGTTAATCTTGAAAGCCATTTGGTTCATTCGCCCTTCCCAGATGGTCTCTGGCGTGGCGATGAGTGCGCCTGTGGTCTGACTTACAAAGCCAAGATACATGGTCACATCGCGATTTTGATAGACCTCGGTCATCGTCGGCACAACGAACGTCGAATCAACACCCGACAGCGATAACTTTATGCCGCGTGCCACGATGTCGATGTTCTCGTCGATGATGTCAACGCCAGCAAACTGACCCGCGCCGAGATAGTCGTTACCGCCAAACGATAACGTGCCGGAGCCGTCGTGTACCCGTACCATGCCGGAGGCAAAGTCAAGATCGGCTAGCACGACAACGGTTACGGCTAGTTTGTCGGCCTCTGTCTCGTTAGTGGCAGAGACGAAACGACTCATGTGATGTCCTCAACAAAGGACAGCGTGACATCGGAGATGATACCGGGCCGCGTACCCATAGACGTTGACTCGTCGGCCACGATGAACCGGCCCATTGGCGAGCGGAAGATCACTGGCGCATTGTTGGCCGGAGACGTTCGCAGCGTAGGCTCGAACATAAGAAATCCGTTCCCAGATGAGTCGGAGTTAAGGTCGGCAGTCATGCGCTTGAGTTCGCCATTGACTTCGAACCAGTCACCCGCCTTCGCAAGCCCGTTGGTTGATGTCGGCAGGCCGTCGATGATAAGCGTGCCGCCTGTCTGCGATGCGCCGTTGACCAGCGCACAGCGAGCCGAGGATACCCACGAGAGAAACTGGAAGTCGCCCGCAGCGCGTCCCGAAATGTAGTCGTAGAAGGACAGATGCGTGCTCGTGCCAGATGCGGTGAAACTGTCCACATACATTCCGGCCGACGTGCGCGTTGCACCGTTTAGAACATCTGTCGCACCTTGCGACGTACCAGCCTCCATCGAGGCTCGAGCGTTGCCCTTACCAGCGGCCAAGAGCATCCGTATCGCGTAAGGAGCACTCGCAACAGTAGTAGCGGCAGACTGATAAACATAACGGTCGCCAGTAACGCCAGTGCGAGTGAGGCGCAAACCAAGATGGCTATCAGACGAAAGGACGAGTTCAGCATTGCTGGAACTGAATCCATTTGTATTTGTAACTGCTGCATTGTTGGTCAGTAACTCTGGGCAAGAGAAAGAACCGGAGAGGGTGTAGGCGGGATCGGTAAGCCACACGCGATTGGCACGGCCTCGCAGGATAGCGATCAGCGACATCAGTCGTCGTCGCTTCTGATCCGACACGCTGCGAAAGGTCATCCGCACGCCCCAGCGAGTGCCGGGACGCGACACGGTACGCACTGCGCCAGAGAGCGGCGATGCAAACACTGCCGTGCTGTCGAACAGGCTCCACTCTACATCCGACGCAACGAGGTCGGGCGGCAATACATAGTCTGTCATCGGCCTATCCCATAGCGTCTGTCAAGTTCGTCGAATATGCGCCGGTTATTCTCCGCGAGGATACCCGGCAGCGCATCTTGTAGATCAGCACTCGCACCGCGAGCGTCGATATTGTAAACCGGCGAGACGGTAACTCCGCCCATTTTGTTATTGGGCACGATGTTGCCAGAGGTGCCAGGCACGAACATCTCCGGCCCGCGCTCGCCGACCAGATACGGGGTGCCAGCAGAGACCGAGCCGCCCATTGCGCGTGGAATGAGCGCACCGGCCAAGGCTCCAAGGAATCCGCCCTTACCAACGAACCCGCCGAACAGCGATTGCAAGATGGTGGCTGCTGCGGCCTCTGCAATCATGCGGCGGATCACGTTTAGGAAGCCGGAGAGCATACCCTTCAGTCCGTTCTTGAACGGGTCAAAAAGAAAGTCGGCGAAAGATTGCTGCATCTGTCGTGCCGCTTCTTGAGCAAAAACCGTAAGTTGAGAGACGCTTTCTTCGACATTATCAAAGATGGTCTCCCCTAACTCACCGCCTCGCTCTAACTCTTCGGCAAACTTATCGCGCAGATCAATAAGACCCTGTTCGATATCGTTCTCAATTTCGGTGATGTATTTTCCTGCATCGTCTACGCCGTACAGAGATCGCAATGCATTCGGGATTCCATCGCCCTTTCCACCCTTCACAGCCTTTGGCGCGGCAGTTGATACCGCGGCGGCACTAGTTGCTGCTGCGCCACCAGCGCCAACAGAGCCACGAACCATGTCTGCTACCAGTGCAGCAGATCCGCCAATGCCGCCGCCCATAACGCTAGACAAAAACTTTAAAATCGTGTCCGGGCTTTTTAGAAAACTGGATCGACTGATTGCGGTAATGTTCTCAATTACTCTCGCAGTCACCTCAACAACTTTAGAAAATCCAGTTATCAGAGCAGATGTAAATGTATCAACTGCAGAGACAATGGTCGGATCTTTCAACGCGGCATTGAGCCGGTCAATTGCCTTTCTGCCTTCTTCAGTTCCTTGCGCGGCCTTTGTTATTTTTTCAAATGCGCTGACAAGCAAAGAGCCTGTAAAGAAACCGAAGGCAAGATTCACAGCGCGGGCGGTTACCTTTGCCGTGCGCTCCAAGGTTTTCATTCCCTTGAGCGCGGAGTTGATCGCCGCTTGCGTGCGGTCAACCGCTGTGAGGACTACTTGTGCTTGCGCCATGATTTCTCCTGCTCTTCCGCTTCCAACTTACAGGCCGCGAGAAGATGGTAGAAGTCGCTCTCTGTCATCTCAAAAACTTGCTCGGGGAGGACGTGCAGCCGTAGCGCGAGAGCATAAATCGCTCGGAGATGCCCGTCCTCTATTAGTTTTTTTCTGCGTCCTCAATGCTTGGAACTGGGGTGTTCATGGCCGATACGATCTCCGCGATAACCTCGGGATCGTAGTCGTTCATCAACTCCATGCGCTCGGCTTTGCTGAACAGACGCTTGCCCTCGATATCCCTAGCGCGAACAATCAGCGTGATCGCCATCGCCTCTAGGTCTAGCACGGTTTCGTCGCCTTTCTGCTTTGCCAGCATAAAGATTTCACGACGCTCTGCGAGCGTCATGTCCGGCCAGAAAAACACAGTCGTTTTCCAAGCCGGTACAGGTATCGCAACGAGCGTCTCCGGCTTGCGCCGTTCAGCGAATTGCGATTTCGCCTGTTCTTTCCAGTTCATAAGTCCTCGCTATATCAAGAAGTAACGGCAGACAGAGCACCGTTGCCGATGAAGTTAAAGGTGACTTCCGTGATCGCACCGCGCTGCACGTTGCGCGTGATCTCGGTCACGAGAGCGTTTCCGGTGTAGCGCGTATCGTCGCCAGTTACACCCTCTGGCGCTAGCACGAGCGAGACGTTAGCACCGGGAGCCAGAGCGATCTGCCCAGTGGTATCCGTCTCGTCCCAGAATGCCGTCACAGAGCCGTTCCACGAGGTGATCGCGATCACGTTGTAGGTCTTTGCCGTATCAGAAAGGGTGGTGTCCTCGGCGTATTCCGCCGTCGCGGTGAACGAGAAACCCGTCACCTCGGCGACATTGTTTGTGCCAACCCGAACCAAACCTTCAGAGCCATGATGATTTGCCATGTTTTATCTCCTTACGAAATGATAGTCCCTGCGTCTGTCTCCGCAGTCCGGTAAGACACACGGAACTGCATCCTCGCCGACCCTATTGGCGCATCGCCGCTAAAGTCGAGCGTCACTTGCGTGTCGCTTAACACGCAATCCTTTACCACGCCGCCGAGCGTATTGTCCGCTCCGATGGCGTTCTCGACTGCCTCGCACAATCGGTCGAGGCGGTCGTCTAAATAGTCAGAGTCTCGCGCCACGCATTCGACGACAAGATTTAATTCTCGCTCGAACTTGCGCGGGTATGTCAGCGTGGTCTGCGGGATCGCCTCGGCATTGGTGTAGACCAGTGCCATTGATACCGTGTCCGCAGGGATCGGATAGACCCGCGACTTTGACACCGTATCGGCGACCGCTGCTGTTTGCAGTACCGAGACCACGGCATTGCGTACTTGTGTGCGTGCGTGTGCCATCAGTTGCTCACCTCAAGCAAGATGAAGCCGCCGTTCTCCAGCAGCATATTGGAACCGTCTTGCAGCAGCAGATTGTTGACCGTTGCAATCTCCAACTCGGTCATGTATTCCAAATGCAGCACGGTCATACCCGTGCCGTCTGCGCGAAAGTTCCGAACCGTGTAGTTCCGGCAATCGATAATCACGAAATCGCCGACCACTGGCTTGCACGGCAGCGTTGCCGTAGGGATGGTCAAGATCGGCGTGCTGCTTGCGAATTCGACCTCGGCAACATCAACGCCTTGGTAGTTGTTGTCGAATATGCCAACAATGGGAAACCGCGTCTTGCGGTTTTGGTACACAGCCGATGTGCCCCAGTCCGTCGAGGCTACCATCGACAGTCGATCAAATGCGCTCTCGAAACTCATGGCGCAGACAAGCCCGTTGTGATTTCCAGCACGAGTACAGTCATGCCTGTGCCATCTGCTCGAAAGTTGCGGACGTTGTAGACCTCTTCGTTGTAGTAGACCTTATCGCCTTGCAGTGGCTCAAAGGGCAGCGCAGAGGTTGGCAACGTGATCTGCGGCTGATCGCTGGCAAACTCTGGATCGGCGACATTCACGCCTTGGTAGTCGCTGTCGAATATGCCGCGCATGGTATAGCGCGTGCCTTGGTTCTTGTAGATAAAGGTCACCGCCGCATCCGATACAAATGCCGAGCGGTCGAATGCGCTTTCAACTGGCATACGTCACGCTCCACATTTCGCTGGTTGAAGTCGGCCCGATCAATCGCACCGTCCCGCTGAAGGTCTCGCTGAACAGCCGATGCCACTCTGGGTAAGGTCGCGCCGAAGGATGTAGGTTCACACCGTCCCACCATGTTGGATAGTCGGCTGCGGCAATGATGATCGTCCCACGGCAGACGCGCTCGAGTTCTCGCAGTCCCGGCACGATGTCCGGCTCTAGGATGTGCTCGATTACGTCAATGCAAGTCACTACGTCGAATGACTTGTCGGCAAAGGGTAGGCTAGTGATGGTGGCGTTTTGCACATTGCCGCCACATAGTTCCGGCACAGCCTCCGTGCCTATAACTGGATTAAAGCCCATTAGAGCGGCTTCGCGGATTAACTCACCCCTGCCGCAAGATACGTCCAGAAAAGCCCCCTTATAGCCTCTCAATGCGGCACGAACGGGATGCAGTCTATCGTCGGCCATCGCGTAGTGCGGATAGCGGCTATAGACGTCGCGGTACTTTTCAATCTCCTTTGCGCGGTCGTCCACGTTTCGGCTGCTCTGGCTGGAAGAAAGACGGGCGGCTGTACTCGACCGCCATGCCACGGCCCACAAGCCACTTTCCGAAGGTCGGGTCTACTTCGACCACCCGGCCACGTTCAAGCGTTTGCCCGTTGTAAAGACGGGAGCGGATCATCTCGACTTTCATAATCCTTGAAATACCTGTGTTAGACAACCAGAAGCCACTCGTACTCGTTCGGGTTCTTTCATATAGTCCCGAACCTTAATCCATGCTTGCACGTTGGAGATGCCCTCCTCGACGCGCAGATCGCCCAACTTGCTGTGCCAGTACCGGCGGCTGCTCATGTAGTTGTCGCAGCCGCAGATGTATATCTGGTCGAAGCCCATAAATCCAGCGATCCACGTTGCCGTGCCGCCGGAGAATCCGAAGTCGGGACAGATGCCCGACCAAATATCGCACGCATCTTTGTGGTGCGAAATCACTGGCGCATGATCTTTCAACAACGGCCAGAGTTCTTTGTCTTGGTAAACAATGTAATCAAGAGAGAGCAGGAGAGCGTGCTGATTGACTCCAACCAACACGCCCCCCTGCAATAACAGTGGCTGCACCGCCTTGATGTCTTCCACCAAGGACGGGCCACCACCGAGGACAGCGCAACGCTGTCCCCGATGGCGACCCTCCAATGCGGCTAGATCAATCACTCTTAGGTCGTGACGATCTCGTTGCACTCGGCGAACGACTCGGGGTGCCGCACGGCGAAGTCGCAATCGTGGAACGCCACGACGCGCACCGTACCGGCATTCGAACCGCTGTACTGATCGACGAGGATGTCGATACCCGACCACTGGCCGATGAGCAGATCGCTCCACACACCGAACAGCATGGCCGAGAGGCTGGAACCCGAACCCTTCGTGAGGTTCGAGGGAACCTGCTGCGAAACGTAGATCGGGTAGCCGTACAGGTTCGCCATATCCGGGCCGAGGATGAAGTTGCCTTCCACGCCGCTCGTCTGCCGAGAAGTCGTGGAGAGTTTCGCCTTCACCTGTCCGTTCGTGAGGAACGCCGCAGAGCCGGTCAACGCGTTGTCCGTCTCCACTTCCTTCACGAGGTTAACCACCATGGCCCAAGTCGGCGCAGCACCGTTCGTGCCGAGCGTCACCGAGCCAATGCCCGACGTGTTGAGCACGCCGGTCGGCTTGTTGCTGCCCGAGCCAGCGACCGCAGCACCGTCCATCGCCACGGCAATCGAGGTAGCCAAGTCATTGCGGACGAGGTTCTCGATGTCGAGCGACGACTGGAGCATCAAGCGGCGGCTGATGTCAACGTAGGCACCGAGGGTCTTCGGCGACATCGTGACTTGATCGAACGCCGGAGCGTTGGTGCTCTCCGTCGGTGCGCTGTTCTCGGCGACCCAGTAGGCCGAAGAAGCCGAGGTCTTGCGCGGGATGGCGACGTTACCGTTGAGGCCCGTGAGGAACTGCGCGCCGAGGGTGTTGAGCACCATCTTGTTACGCAGCACGTCGATGAACGACGCAGCCAGCAGATCGGTCGCAACGAGGTTGCCCGCCTTCGCCGTGCCAGAGGCCGTCGAGGTGGTCAGATCGCGCTTTCCGTAGAGCACATCAACCGGAATCAAGAGACCGCGCGAGGTGCGGCCTTCCTTCTTCGCGGCGGCTTCGGACACTTCGAACTCGAAAGCCGCGTCCTCTTGTGCACGACGATCCTGCGGGTTCGACAGAGCCTTGATCGCACGGACAAACGAGAACGAGCGCACTTCCTTATCGGAGAGGCCGACCTCGTGGTCAACGTTCAGCGGCTTGGAGGCCACCTTGTCGAGCAACGCGCCACGGAACTGCTCGATCGAGGCTCCGTCACGAATCGCCGACTCGCCGAACTCGCGATGGTTGTGACGCGAGGCCAGATCCATAATCGCCGAAACGCGGGCGCGTTCGGCCTTTGCTGCATCCTCACGGACGCTGTTGATTTCGTCAGACATTTTTGTCTCCTTGACAATGATTTTAGGTTCGGCAACCGGCGCAGTGTTGATCGCACGACCAACGCCGACACTGGTATCTGCCGGGATAGATACGATACTGATTTCGAGCGGCATCCAACTGACTGCGCGGAAAACCTCCCGGTCTCCTTGCTTTCCGTCCGATACCATCTCGCTGATAACGTAACCGACAGACACGTTTGACCGTATTCCATCCTTTACGTCCTGCCAGATTTCCTCGGCTCGCGCACTTTTCCCAAAGCGCACGACAGCCCGCGCCACGCGGTCTGCTCCGAGGCTGATCTGCTCCACGACGCCGACTTGATCGGCCATCTCGTGATCCACAAGCAGCGGCGCACGGCCACTGCCAATA